GAGCGCTACTCACTTCGAAACCTTTGCCAACCAGTTGCCCTGGTGAAAATGTTCTCTTAACATTTTTGTACTTTTGTTTGCTGAGCTCGAACCCACTCGGGGACGCCATAATTGGTAACCTTCCGAAGAAGTGCTCCGCATGCAGTCAGGTTCTGCACCGACCTTTGCAGTCAGGCCTTGCAACTATTGATGTTAATCAACCGTCACTCCGCGAGCATCGACCCCGTCTTCTAGCAAACGAAGACGCACGAGGTATGCAGGCACGCGGCTGGAGAACATCGCCACCCCCACCGACTCATAAATGAGCCACAACTGGCCAAGAGGCTGAGCCCCTAAACCTCCTCAAATACTGAATCCTTCCATTGCGCGAAGGACTTTAGGAGGCGCTCCTCTCTCATGCTGACATAGTCCGCAGGAACATATGCCAGACTCTCCTGCTTATCGACCGACACCTTCAATGCCGCCAACTTACTCAAATAAGTTAGTCGGGACCAAGGCTTCACAGCCTTGTATCGATAAGTCCTACGTACTTCACCTACGCTCGGTGAATATACGTCCCTTTTCCTCCCCCCCTCCCGACCGTGCTCCCATTGGTGAAGGAACATAGCAGTGGCTTCGTCGGGATCAAGCCGTCTCCGGACAGCTTGAAGCAATGTGGAAAGCTCTTTGGGAGCTTCCGGAAGACAGGTAAAGTGCCTGTTCCACATTGATCTTTCCCTGCAGAACGCAGGGTAAGACCTAGGATTAAGACCTAGCTGGGAAGGAAGAAAACCCCATTTCTTACCGATCCTAGAACGGATAAATGCGTCCGTCCAGATCGAACTGCCCCCAACAGCTGACGCCGCATGCAGCATGCCAGGGAAATCGGTAAGAAAACTACCTCTGCGCAAGTGACGAATCTCTCGCCACTTACCCTTTGAATTCTTCAGAAAGGCTGTCGAGTTGATTTCAACGACTTTTTCTGATCGAATGGTCTTCTGATCGTTTAGCTTGTACCCGCTGGGGTAATCAGAAGCTTCGACGTAAGACGACGATGAAATTGTAGTATCATCGCCGTTCACGAGAATTGTGCCCTCTCTCTCGCCAAGCGCCCAAAGTGCGGCAAGATACGAATGAAGACACAACAAAGGAAAACTGAGGTAGGAACCCATCATCTGCCCGTGCGATACTTCCCTCTCCCCTTCACCCAAATCAACCAAAGGGTAAAGTGACTGGAAAGCCTTGACTTTCACAGGTCCGGGAACTTTGGAACTCTTTCGAAGCAAAGAGCCAAGTATCGCCTCTGTCACGATCAGTGACAGATTGTTTGATGCGTCCACCAGGTCTACCGAGGTCTGGTGGGTGAACGCACAAGCAGATGACATCTTCTCCTCCGTAGGTGGTCCTACAAGACGCCATGACATCTTCATCAAGAAACGATCGATCGTCTTGTGAAGAGGCGCAAGAATCTCTGAACTCTCATCATAAATGATGAGAGGCCTGAGTTTACCTGCGCTCATGACTTCCTTGTACCGGGCTCTGATTGGTTCATCAACAAGGACTAATGAACCATCAATGCACTGCCTACGGAACTCTTCACCCTTCCCCGCCCAGTACAAATCAGCGCGAACACTGTTCATACGAGCGGATGCGTTAGGTACATGACGCCAAACAGCATCGTCATAGTCCTTGTCCCATCCGTAAGGGAAGAGTCGAGCGACCGTCTTTTTTACAAAAGATAGATACTCGGGAGAGGGTTCTGGGGTTTTCGAGAACGCGTTAGCTGACCAAAGCTTACGCGTCGGAGGTGCATGTCTCTTGCAACCTGAAGGAAGGTTGCGCTTGAGTGACGCGACGGAGTGAGCAAACTCCCACCGGTCCATTCGAGACATGCGCTGCAAAATAATCGTGCCGTCCTCAGCACTACGACTGGTTTGTTGTAGTGGGAAGGGAACGGCAGCTCTCGATTTACCCTGCAGGAGGAGATAAGAGAGAAACTGGGAAAGATCACAAGGCTTGACATCAGGTAACTCAGACTTCGGTAAACGAAATCTGATCCTAATAAGAACCAAGCCGTGTGACACAGCTTCTCTTGTGTCGCGGGTTGTGCGTAAGCACATGCGACACGTTTGAGCCGTCGAACCAGTATTGGAATTATCGACGGCAGCGGTACACGTGACTTTTGATCGTGTGCCCGAACTCATGAGGATAAGCGAAAGCGTCCGTTCATGAGTGGTCCCTATAACGGG